AGCACTTGATGAATAATCAAATTGATCCATATCCATTCTTGATAGTCTAGGATGTATCATTTTAGCTCTGCTCCAAAATGTGCCGGCTAATTGATACAAGTCAATGCTTTTGATTAATCTGTGAGTATGGTTTGGTTGTGCCCTCATACCAAAATTATGATTCTTTTTAAATTGGTCTTCGTTCGTTAAGATTGATTCTTGAAAGTTATCTCTGTTTGCACCACCTGGTGTTTCTGCGTGATGTCCACTAGGTGTGTATAATCTGGCATTTTGAAATTCAAATTCATATAACATCTTTACAAACTTTAGACCCAAACCGTCGACTGTGTCATACATTCTCAAGCTCAATGGATCATAATCAACTTTTCTGTTGATGACTCTTTTCCTGTTGTACTGATTGATAACGTCTTGTTGTATTTGAAATTTTGGTCCTTCAACAGTATGACATAAAAAATGCAATCTGTCTCTGTATACTTTAAGAAAATCGTATTTTGGTACTAAGAAATCATCATTTACCAAAGGGTAAAGATTAAAAACTACATAAAATTGATCTGCACGTCTCGTTTGCTGAGAGGTGCCGCTCTGGTATAAATGAGCGGCACGATTCGCCGGATGTAGTGCTATATCCTGTTCTGTTGCCATTTCGCAAAATCCTTTATCTTAATAAGGATTAAGTTAAATCGCCACCTGGGGCGTTAACCGCGAATGGGAATATTGTATCACCTGGTGCTGTGTGTATAGCATTATCATACTTGACAGTCAAGATAACTTGTACTGGTTCTGATACTGCATAGTCACCGTCTGAATAATCTACGTTTTGCAAGAAACAACCTTCTAAATCCCACTGCTCTAGTTCAGTATTACTCGTACCATCTAGTATCTCTAGTTTAGCTCCGAATTTATATCTCGAACCTGCTACAGCAGAAGTTTGTTCAAAGTGATTCATCTGTTTCTGTACTTGACCACCAACTAGTTTTGAAATGTTATTATTGATATCATCCCTTAACGTAATGTTGATAGCTTCCCAAGTGTGTTTACCCTGCATATAAGATACTGAGTTATATGAATGAATAGGCACTTCCTCGTGAGAAACTTTTGGTCTAGTAATGTTCATCACTTGTTGTGTAAGTTGCAATGGAGATTGTCCAACAGATCCAAAACCTGTGAATCTAACTCTAAATCTGTATTTTAATTTAGGTTGTAAGATACCACCACGTCCTGTTGATCCGTCTATCGGTACACCGAATTTTGATAGTGTTGCCATTTTAAGTGCTCCTTATATTTTAATATTTACAACTTTATTAAATTATTGCCTAGGCAAAAAATTTATTAAAGGTAGTTTAAAGGGATAGCTTTCACTATCCCCTAAACTGATTAACTTGTTAAACTTTCACCAGTGTTTTTGATACGTAATGGTATGTAGATAAACTCAATAGCCTTAACAGGTTGTATTGCAATATCAATCCATAATTCATTTTTATCAATTCTAGTGCCAGTGTTATTTGTTTCATCACAAACTACTAAGAAGTCAAACAAAGCTCTTTTGGCTGTTAAGTCTTCTAGGAATCTGTTAAACGTATCTGTTACTTGATCTCTAGTAATTCTATCATTTGGTTCAAACAAGAACGGTTTAGCAATTAAGTCTAATTGGTATCTTAGGTACACAATTAATCTTGCTACGTTGATTCTATCTAGAGCTGAAGCTGTTGGTGCCAATGTTTTCTGACCAAATACAACTAAACCTCTGTTTGGAATAAACGCAATCGGATTAACTTTGTTTGCGTACATAGTGTCTCTTTGACCTTCTGATAAAGTTACAGCTTGGAATTCACCTTCGTCAGTAACGTAACCAACTGAATTTGAGTTGCCTACTAAACCTCTAGTGAAACCTGCTGGTGCAAACCAAGGAAATGCAACTTGATCATTAAATGCAAGAGTTCTTAAAGCAATATGTGATGCTGGAACTACTACGTTACTACCTGACAAGTCTGTTGAAAAACCTGATGGGTAATAAACTGCCGCATATGGTGAAGCTGATAATAAACCGTCTTCTCCATTTGTTGCCGCATTGTTTGAGTTAGTTGCCCAAGCTTGAACTGAAGTTCCACTTGGTTTCAATCTCATTGGTGTGTCAGCTAATACGAAAGCTGTCTGTTTTCTATCAGTAGATAGAGTAATCATCTCATCTAACAACTCTGGATAACCAGGTGCCGCTATAATGTTAAAGAATCTTGACTCTGCTCTGATTTCTTCATTACTTGCAAGGGCTGATTGCATAGATGTTACTATTGTATTTCTCTGTGCCGCTCTTCCCATATATGGTGATCCATCTGTTCTTAAACCTGATGTTGATACCCATACATTACCGTTATTTGTGTTATTGAAAGTGTAGTTCAATGTGTATTTCTTCACATTGTAACCTGATAATCTTGTGTTGAACAATAACATACCAGCTGGTGCTGTTGCAGGATCTGGTGCGTCAGAATGGAAACTTGCGTAAGTTGTACCCCATCCTTGAGCATCTTGATCTGCGCCGCCCGGATTACCTACTGCGTCTGCAAATAATACACCGTCTGCTGTACTTTGATCAGTATTGTCTAACAATACCCATTTACTTGTACCTGAGTTGTATTTGTAAATTTTTGGATATGAATCTAATTCATCTGAGTCAATCCAAATGTCGCCGTTAGCTAAAGCCGTACCGTCTGATTGTTTTGTTGGTTCTGCTGAAACAATTTGTAAGTCTCTTAAACCACCTGATGCTGTTGATCCTGTTGGAGCAACGTCTTTGCTGTTTGCGTAAGCTTTCCATTTCATTGTTCCGCCATCGTTTTCAGCAATATATAAGTCTGCATCTTGTGTCGCTTTGTACCAAAGTGTTCCGTCTACAGGGTTACTTGTTGGTGCTGAATCACTTGCTTCATAACTTGCATCTGACCATAATGAAAAATGCTTGTATGCAGTTGATCCTGTACTTACGTTATCTACAAATTTAAGATTTGTGTCAATAGCCGCCGCTGATATAGTACCAGCCGCTGTTCCATCTTGTAAGTAAATTTCGTAACCGCCTGCTCTTGCTAATCTTAATCTTTGATCTGTTGCACTTCTGTAATCAATTGAAGCAACAACGTTACCAGTGTTTGATTGTATACCATTAATAGCTGATACTATCTCAGCTAATGTAACGTGTGCACCTGCACCTGCCGCCGCTGTAACATTTACATCTTGACCATTAAGTTCAAAATTGATACCTGTTTTTGTTGCGGCAAGATCTACACCTGGAATATTATTACCAGGACCAACTAAAGCCATTGCTGTTCCTGTAATTGATGATTCCGTACCTGCACCTCTAATTCTTAGAGTGTACATAATTTCCGGTGTTTTACTTGTCGTGTTGTGATATTGTTCAATTGATGTTTTACCAAATGCTGTTGTTTTTAAAGTAGTAGCAGATGAAACAAAGTTTCCTTCTACTGCCGCCGCAATATTACCATCATCAAAGTCATCAAATTGTACGTAAACATCATTTTGTACTAATGTTGAACCTTCAGTGGCTGTCGCCGCATCGTCTCTTGAATACAAGTTAGCTGACATTGAAGACCATCTAGCTGATGATGTTGAATATGATTTAACTGAAATGTTAGCACCTTGGCCACCTGGAGTAGTTTTTAACCATACATCGCTGTATGCTCCTGAAACTGCTGTTGTTGGTGCTGTACCTGTGCCTGGCTGAATGTAAACGTTGGCACCTGTTGCTGATTTCCAAGATGGTGAACCTACAACTTCCCAAGTTCCTGAAACTTTTTGCCATAACTTGGCTGGTGTTGTTGATGCAACTAAAACATAGTCATTGTCTTGACCATATTCTGTTACCGGGTCGTTAGCGGCTGTGTCTTTTACTCTACTTCCACCTGCTCCCGGTGTGTCTGTTAATACTGTTGGTGTCAGCTTATTCCAATGAGTGGCGTTAGCTGTAAAAATACCCCAATCTGTGTTTGTAGTATCTAACCAATATGTGCCATTTGCCGGGGCTAATTGAGGAGCTGTTGAACTTCCTTCTAGCTCTGCTAAATCCACGTTGGCTCTCACTACATAAGCTCGATTAGAGATTCCCAAATATGAATATGTTGATAGCAAACCATATTCGTTTCTTTCATCACCATTTAACTGTACTCCAGCTAATGAATGAAACTTAGGTTCGCCAAAGGTTGTAACCAGTTCTCTTTGTGATGTGATCAAGTATGGTTTTCCTGCGTTAGCCGAAGTTGTACCTACTGCTATATTGCTAGTACTTGGATCTGTTTTATTCTCAGAAGTCGCAACTACTACTAGTGGTACTGTTCCTTGGCCAGCTGGAGCATACATCGATTCATCAGTTACTGAAACTGATACACCTGGTGATACTAATGTTGGCATAATCTTTTATCCTCCCTGCTTATATTTGTTGTAATAATAATATAAACTAGTCCTATGTTAATGCTTATATTTATTGTATTTCTGGAAAAAGTACCCAATTCAATATCGCCTTTAAAGGTATTAAATACAATATATGGATAATATAAACGACACCACTGAAATAAAGCACGTAAGACCCCTATGCTCTAAATGTAAGCAAAGACCCAGTGCCTTTAACTACAAGAGAAAAGGGAAGATCTACTATCGTAGCAAATGTGATCAGTGCATTAAAGAAGGTCTTGGCTTAAAGACTGGCTTTAAAAGCTCTTGGGAAAAAGCCGGGTATAGAAAAAAATCTATATGCGAAAAATGTGGCTTTAAATCCAAACACCCTGCACAAATGGATGTTTATCACATAGATGGTAATTTAAAAAATTCTAGTTGGAACAATTTAAAAACAATATGTGCTAATTGTGGTCGTGTAAAAGCAGTAGAAGAAATAGGTTGGAAACAGGGTGGTTTAA